AAGTCCATCCCTAAATTGTAAAAAAAAACAATAGAACCTAAGACTGCACTCATAGGCATATCTTTCATCTGCTCTGCGTTATCTACGCTGTAATCCTCTACGTTGTACTTATCTCCATACTGATTCGTAATTGGTCTGTATAGAACATTCATAGCCCTATGCATATTATCCCAATCGCCTATAAACGTATCTAAGTCTATGTATTCGCCAAAGCTCATATCATCTAACTTAGGTATAAACCCATACTGTGTACCTTTCATCTTGAACATAGTTTGCAGTTTGGGTGTGTTGTTTAGCATCTCAGTTAATATCTGCACTATGCTGTTAATATCAGTAGCTCTCATCAGTAGGACGTGATCTCCACGAATCCCACAAAAGATTTCTATCATCTTAACAGCTAAAAACTTCTCATCCTCGTTTTTGTCTTGTATCTTTAGATATCTCTGATATTGGTCTAAGGTTATCTCATTAAGTGATTCAGGGATTTCTATATCTACTTTCATAATTATATATCGTAAAAAAAAATGATTTTAGCGAATAGCGTACTGACCTCTATTTGGGTTTTGCAGTTGGTATCCTACGCTATAACGTATCGCATCTATAAGGTGGTTGTAAGCATCTATTGGAGTGTTAGACTTACGCTCTAACCATCTGTAATTGTTTAACTCTTTAATTAGGTTTGTACTATCAGGGCTAACCACAAGGTCGTAGTCTTGTAATAAAGAGATGCCATAGGTAACACTACCCTGTCCTTTGATTGATTTTGTTACGTTACAACCTTTAGCTTTTATTTCGTGTAATAAACGAACCTCTGCGCTATCCCCTACGATAAGACCATCCTTAGCGTGTTTAAGATTGAGTTGTGCTATCTGTGATGTAGTTAGTCTTGGTAGATAAAAACATTCCCTTAGGTAGATTATTTTGTTATCTGTATCTATGTTTGTTTCTATAAGGGTTGATGGGTCTGCTGCAAATCCTACGTCTTGCCCCCATACGCTTACACCTTTCTTTTTAAATTCGCCAATAGTCCAATTATCAAATATCACACCCTCAGCTTTAGCCATCCAAGAACCAAGCATTTGTTGTTTGTATTTTTCAGGTCTGCGCTTTTGCATTTGTTCTATCTGCTCTATGTAGCTTTGAGATAGATTGTCTAAGTTGTCTAAGTATGTAGTGTGTATGTATGTAGTGTTATCCTTTTGTGTATTGCTACCTTCCTGTACACCCTTATCCTCAAAGAATCGTGTATAGACAAAATGCTCTTTGGTTGTAGGGTTGAGTATCAGGATTACTCTATTTTGATTTCCTTGTTGTCTTACTGATAAATCAATGGTGTCAAACTTCTGTTCGTCTGTTAGTTCCTCTGCTTCATCTACCACCCAAGTCGTTATGCCTGTGAGTGATTTAAGACTTGCTGTCTGATCGCCTGAGCTTGTCTTGATTCCTCTAAAGATTATTTTGCTTCCTGATTTTCTATTTATTATTTCGTCCTTAGTAACGTGGAAGTCTGCAATACAATCCATCAGTTCTAACTTCTCTATAAACTCAGGAATGATTGAGATACGAGCAGACGTTAAAGTGTATCGTGTAAATAGGATTGTATGCCCACGCTCATAGGTAAGTATAACAAGCAAAGCATTTATTGAGAAAGACTTACCTGAACCCCTACCACCTGTTACAACAAAGTATCTACTATCGTCTGTTGATATTGGTAGGTATTTCTTATGTATGTTAATCGACAAACTTAATTAAGTCCTTAAAGTTTATATTCAATCCCTCAGATGAGTTAATATCCATACTCTCTTTTGGTTTACCATAACGATAGCTTAGGTATAACTGTATTGCCCTCATATCGCCTTTAGATACAAGTTCTCCTAACTTAGCAAGAGCTGTATCACTATCTATAATCGCATCTAAGCGTTCTACTAATTTAGCTTCGTCTGCTTTGGGTTTTCTACCTGCTCCTTGTCTTGCTCCACCATGCATCTTGATAAAATTTGATTATTCAAGTATATATCGTAATTATTTAGGATTTTGTGTACCCTTTAATTCTTGCACCTCTTTAGCTAATTGACTAACCATTAAATAGAGTTTTGTTGTAGCTCTTTCTATCTGCTCAATCTTTTGTGCTTGAGTCCACTTCCTTTGTTTCATCGTTTCTTATTTTGGTCAACGTATAATGCTCTTTTGTTTGTTCTGTGGTATTGATAAGTGTTCTGCCATTCAGGCATAGGGATAAACTTAATATCCTTATCTATTTCAGCTTTTGTCTTTTTTCGTTTCATCTAATTGTTTTTCGTATAGTGCGCAGTCGTTACATTGAAACACGCAGCGTGAGTATGTAAATTCATCGTCAAGGCATATAAAGTTATTTTTTTCCATCTTCATATCCTTTTAAGTATCCTATAAACCAAAAGAAGGCACAGAGTACTATGGTTGTTAAGAACCCACTAAAGTCCATATATAGTATCATAATCGTTTGTATCTAAGGTCAGGTCTATCTTCATTACTAAAGTGTTCTATCATTCTATCACAATACTTTAATATCTTAGGATCATCAGTTTTTGATTTCCAATCTTCATAGTATCGTATCATCTTAATCATTCTGCTGTAACTGCGTTTGCATTGTATATAGTCGCTTGTTGGTTTCTCGGCTGTATATTAAACCCTACTAACATAGCTTCTAAGCGTGTTTTAACATCGTTTCTACGCTCCTCGGGTACTTGATCTATAAGTGAGTACAAAGGGTTCTCTATTCGCTTTGTAATTATCTCTATCGGTTCGTCCTTTATATTGTAGAATATGTTATACACCTTGTCAAAGTCTGCCTTAAAGTCTTTATCGTGTTTGTAGTAATGGGTAAACCTATCTAAGTGATATATAACTGTGGCGTGGTTTTGCTTAAATGATTGTGAGATATGTCTTTTAATCACTTCCTGCTCACGCATTATTCTATAAGCCATCATCCTACCCCTTACTGTTTTGTGCTTACGATTGTTCTCAGTTATATCTATACCTAAGTGTTCTTTGATGATTTTCTCTAATCGTGTCTTAATGTCTTTTGTGTATGTCATATTAATAGTGTGTGCAGATATATTTTAATTGCACTTTATTTAAGTTAAACCATTCCCCTCTTACTCTCTGTTTGCTGTATTTATCGTGTAGCTCTCTTTCTACATCATCTTTAAATATCTTAATGAGTTTTATTGTCGGCTTCTCTGCTTGTAATGTTTTTTCTCTATCTAATGGATTGATTGATCTTCCTATCTTATAAAGACCTGTGTTTTTGTCTTTTAATATATATGCTTTTTGGGTAGGTTTTTTATTAGTGATTTTATTCTGAGATACATACTTTAATATACCATTTCTCATCTTATATACATAATTATCTAAATCGTGTTGAGTGTGGTTATGGTGTACCTTAAACTTATGCATAGTGTCTTTTAAAAGCTCATATTTTTTATTAAGTATGCAGTGAAACAAATAGTCAAGATTTTTAAAATAATTTTTTTGACTTATTTTTTTATCCAAAAACTCCAAAAGCCATTCGTAATGATATTTAGAATCAACCTTAAAAGAAATTCTACTGTTAAAAATTGTTGAGTAATAATTTATGCCCTCGTAATTCATTTTTTTTATAGTAAACTGCAAACTCAATCTTTCATCTTGATATTGTGGTGAGCTATCGCTGATATCTATGTATACCTTTTCTATATATTTATCTGTATCTTTTACTGCTTTATATATGTCAAACTTCTCTCTACCTGTTAATTCTTTCCTTTCAGTCAGTTCCCTAAATACATCTTTGTTTTTTTTGTAATCATAATATATGCCTATATTTCTACCTATTATATCTTGTATTTCGTGTATGGGATATTCATACGCTTCTGTAAAATCTCTCATAGCGTACCCGTATAAGTATAATTATCTAAATCTGCGCCATGTATAAAAAATGTTTCAAAAACTTCTATGGCTTCGTGTGTTTTTCTTTTACCCTCATTGTAAAACTCTTCTGATACATCGTATATCGCTATGTCAAGAGTTCCCTTATCCATTACACCGAACTTAAACTCTGTGTAAGGTACGTTAAATAATTCACAATAAATATACACTTGTATATCGTATCCGTACTTTCGAGCTGAGTAAGGGAATCCCTTTATGTCAGTTGTAGTCTTTAGATCAACGATTTTGTTTTTACCTAATACATCTGCTTTACCTCTAAAGGGATAACCACCTATCATACCACAGGCAGGTACTTCAAACTCGCTGTTATCTAATAGTCTTAATGCCTGTTCGTTTCTTAGAAACGCATCAGCTAATCTCTCTGCATCTCGTTTCTCTTTTTGCGTAAATACTTTGCCATGCTCTGCTAATGCTTCCTTATACTTCTTTGTGTTTTTGCTTTGCACATCTACAAATATCTGATCGTTAAATACATCAGGTTCTAAGATTGCTGTATGAAACAACCACCCATCTCTTAATGGTTGGGATTCAGGCGAACCATAGTCTGTAACAAACCTATACTTCTTTGGGCTTTGGTGTAGCATCTTGATTGATGATGAGCTTAGGGCTGCCTTAGACATATACCCATAGTAAAACTCGTCCTCTCTTAATAAATCTATAAGGGTGTCTTTCTTAAAGCGTTCCCCGTTTAGTAGTGTTATCTCGCTCATCTTAAGTCTGCTTCAAAACAAGTTCCACTACAATAATCTGCTAACTTTCTAACCTCTGTACCACACATAGGGCATGAGTACTCAGGTTCTTCGTTATACTTTAACCAATCGCTATAATCCATATTTATTCTCTTTTAAATTCTCTAACTCTTTCTCTACTCGTCTTGCACGTTCCACAGCTCTAATAACTGATTGACGTTCCTCTCGTAAGATACGCTTAAAGCTGTATCGTTCTAACTCTAATTGATT